ATATAATTCACACCTGCTGGTCTCGAACCCCAATTACTAAAATCAGGGTCTATCTGTGGATTATCTCTATTCTCATAATAATCTGGTGGTGGTTGCTCTATCCCTGACGCGTCTTCGGGGACACTCACCAAATGACGCAACTCTGGCGTATCATAATAAATTTCTTGGGCGATTAATCCACTTTCTAAATTCAATACATCTGTCAATATATTCCCACTATTATCCATCTTTGCCTTATCATATTTTTGTGGTCTTAATTTCAATAATGTCTCTGTGGCGTTCTCTATAAATATTTCATTAAACTTTATACGGTCATCACTTTCTGTTACCGAACCACTTACTACTACATTTCCGCTCGATGTTATTCGAAATATAGTTGAACCTAATGGATTTGCTCCTACACCAGTAGGTTTTCCATCTATACCACCTCCAAAATAATTTATTCGTAAACTTCCATCGCTATACATAAAGTAATTACCAGTAGAAAAACTACTAAAAATAACACCTGAATTTCCTGATGGTTCGCCACCACCTCGTCTAAATCTTAACCATTGTTGTGTGTTGGTTCCTCCACCCATTTCTATATAATTTAATCTGGATGCTTGTATGTTTCTATCTCTTAAACCAGTCGTTAGCAATGATCCACTCACACTCACGTTTCCACTCACATCTAATTTCTCATCTGGTGAGGTTGTTCCTATACCTACATTCCCCCTTATATAAGTTAATCCATCACTTGCTCTTACTGAAAAGTTTAACTGTTCATCATTATTTTCAAATATAATACCAAAAGTAGAAGTATTAGCGGTTCTCAATCTTAGAGCGTGTCTATTAAACCCTGCTCCTGCTACTGCTGTATCCCCACTAAAAGAACGACCTGTCCCTGCTTCTCCCATATAGATGCCCCAATTCGTATCACCCTTCTCCCACATTGACATACCTTGGTTATTCGTTCCATTTGTTTTATCATTCACAGTTATACCTTCTAAAAATCTGCCGTGTCCATCTACATCTAATTTCGCATTTGGGTCGTCTGTTCCAATCCCTACATTTCCCTCTGCTGTTATTTCAAATATAGTTGAACCTAATGGATTTGCTCCTACTCCTGTTGGATTATTATCTATATTACCGTCATAATAATTTATTCTAAAATTTTCAGTAGCACTAGCATACATAAAGAAATTATTATTACCAGTATTACTAAAAATAACACCTGAATGTCCTGCTGGACTGTTACCACCTCTTCTAAATCTTAACCATTCTTGTGTGTTTCCTCCTCCACCCATTTGTATATAATTTAATCTGTCTGCTTGTCTGTTTCTATCTATTAAACCACTCGTTAGCAATGATCCACTCACACTCACGTTTCCACTCACATCTAATGTTTCTTCAGGGTCTGTATTCTTTCCTACTGATATACCTTGAGTAAACCAATGGGGTGAAATAGTATATAAAATTGAACGATATAAAAAGATACGATGTATACTAAGTATATAATTAGTTCCTATACATACGATGATCACCCCTTCTACACGTACCGAAATTACGAACTCCCTTTCTTCCATTGCGAAGTATCAATCCACCCACATTTATCCTACCGAGATTGAAACCTTTCTCTCCGATCATTATTCCCATCCCCGCGACAAGAATATCACATTTGATAAGAAAATCTATAAATTTGTCATTGATGGTATTCCCGATACAAAGAAAGAATACACCTCTGCCACACGTTTCATTCATCATCATTTCAAGGATTTCGACGCAGATGAAATCATCCGGAAAATGATGACCTCCCCCAAATGGCCGGAATCTCCCTACTATGGGATGACCGTCCAAGAAATCAAGAATCAATGGGATAAGAAAGGTAAAATTGCCCGAGACGATGGAACCAACATGCACGCTTACATTGAATTCTACTACAATTATATGATGTTTAAAAAAGTATTCGGCGTCGACTATAAATCCGTACCCTCCGTCGTCCCCGAGGAATACCGTATCATCCATCTCGATCATATTCTCTCTTCTACCTATCCTCATTTACCCACGGAATACAAATACTTCCACGATTTCGAACACGACCGAATGTCTCATTCTGACGAAGAACTATGGGTTCCCTACCGCACGGAATGGCTTGTTTATGACGAAGATATTAAACTCCTTGGTTACATTGATATGGTCTTCAAGAATATAAAGGACGGGACGTATATTCTCTGTGACTGGAAACGGTGTAAGGAAATCAAGAAGTCAAATGCGTATGATACGGCAACCACGGAATGTATTTCACATATTCCCGACGCGAATTACTGGCACTATACTTTACAATTGAATGTCTATCGTGAGATTTTGGAGAGGAAGTATGGGATGGTGATTTCGGGGATGTATCTCCTCTCGTTCCATCCCGAATGTAGTGGATATGAACGTTTTCGTGTTCCGGTCTTGAAAGAGGAAATGTCCGAGTTGTTGAAAATAGATTATACAAAACAAACTTAAAAGCGTGAATGAAAGAATAATTATAATACACGAACCAAAGAATTGATGATGAAAGACCATATTTTGAAACGTATCGCAGAGACCCAGATGTATATGACGACTTCACTCGTTTTTTTCTCTCTTCTCTCCTTTACAATCTATATTTTATATGATGGTGTCGCTCATTATCCCTACACTCACATCATCTCTGAACTGCATCCATATGACACCCCTTGTTTCTCTCCGATGGATCCTGTCTGTTATGTTCCAACCACACCCACACTCACACAAAGTTCTTCCACATCGACCTTGTCTCATTCTCTCTATGTAGGAATGGAGTGGTTCATTCTTCTCTTACTCTTTACATCTTCTTCACTCTGTTCGATGATGGTGGTTTCTCTATGTATGTATAAACCCTATCGTGATTATCTCTTACGAAAGGAAGAAGAGGATATTCTTGATTATGAGAATTATTTGAAGGATAAGTTCCCTTATGAGTATAAATATGTATTTGACAAGGGAGTGTATGAGGAATATATGGAAAACTATCGAAAGACACAAGAAGAACAAGAGGATCATGAGGAAACCAAGAGTGATACGAACACGGAAACTGAATCAGAACAAGAACCGAATCAATCTCATAAGCATAATTATGTATGTGATACAACACCTGATGGAATGGTGATTATGAAATACAATCATGAGAGAGAAGGATTTGAATACTGGTCGAATAAGAGTATCTATTATATGTATTTGGAGGCCTTGGCAAGGAAGTATGTCACGATGTTTTCGTGTTATGAATATTATAAGAGCGAGCCTATTTTTGAAGAAGAGGAAGAGGGAACAGATAGTGAAGATGAAAAAGAGAATACGGATAGTGAAATGGTGATGGATACAGAAGATGAAAACAAAGACAAAGATAAAGACGAACACGAGGATGCTGACTTGTTCTTGAAATGTCCGGCAAAGAAAGAAGTTCGTAAAGATGAAAAAATCAAGAATAAATATATCCATTCGGGAGCAATAACCGACTTTGATATTTTACGCAAGGGGGAGTATAAGAGTGATACGAATAAACTTTCCTTTGCGGATTTCAAGCGTTTATTCACGTTGTAATCCAATTTTAAACCCCAAAAATTACGTCTTATAGGAAATGAAACTATTATCGTTTCCTATAATACAAAAATCAAACAGAAGTAGGAATAGAACTCCGTATTCCTTGGACTCCAGCAACCGCACCTTGATTTAATCGATCCGACACGGAATTCACACGAGAACTCACTTCTCCAATAGTATCCATCATATATTGATAAATACCGATTGCTTCTTCGATATTTTCCTTCATAGGAACCGCTGTTTCTCCAACGAGTTTCGAATACATATTTGCCACTTGAAGTGTAGTTTCCATAAATGTATTAAACGCATCCACACCCACCGTGCTGGAGGTTTGAACCACTTGACTTACTGCACATACAGCACCCAGTGGTGGTACCGCACACAATCCTGACATTGCACTTCGTCCCACACCATTCACCAAGGTTCTCGTATTTTTACTCAGTAAATCCACTAATTTATCAAGGAGAATGGAGGCTTCGTTGTCGAGTGTATTTTTCAGTTGATTCGTGAGTTCAAGCAACATTCCATTCAGAACATCCCCGAACCGTTTCCATTCACGTTGGAACTCTTCCGATTGAAGAATAGCATGGATTTCATTCAACATTTCTTGCTTGATTTCTGCTGTGATAGGGTCGTCGCCTTCTTGAGGAAGTAATTCTCGTGCCCTTTCTACGAATTGCTTTAAAAAAGATTGAATCACACGTGACGAATTATAAAGAATAATATCAAATACTAATTTCACCAAATCTTGACTTAATCCAAGAGTTTCCGATAAAATAGATGAAGTTTCGCTCATTGTTTTTTTGTCGAAGTATATTATCTACTTCTATTATCTTTTTATGGTTTTTTCATATAATCTAAATCCATTTGATTTCTCAAGATCAAAACTTGTTCCTAAATGTTTTTTCGCAATATAAAATCCGTATTTCTCTTCTTCTGTCATTGTATCTAGATAGGAAATAATAGTTGGATGATCTTGAAATTCAGTTCGAAAAGAGTTCCATACATCGTCGATATCCTCGGGGACAAAGGTTGCCGACCTTGCGGTCGGGGGCGACCGTGGGAGCTCTTCGACGAGGACTTTAACTTTTTCAGAGCATTCATCGTGTGGTGGCTTGACGATGTGGGTCGGGTTTTTCCGGATGAGAAACTTATCCATTTTTGTTGTATGATTATACACACCTATATTCTCTTTATATCTCAATTTTTTGTATTATTCCAATGAATGTATCGGGATTTCGCATCCATTGTGTTCGAGAGAAAGCATGTGTTAGATCCTCGCGGAAAGCATAATCAAGGGATTGAAATAGGAATATAGCATCGGTTAATTGATCGAGCGTAAAGAATTCGTGTGTAACTTTATTCCATAGCGCATAGATACATTTATTGGTATACACTTGTCTAGTGGAAGAGAAGGTTTCAAAGGGGGATAACACTTCTCTCGAGATACGTTTTATCCAAGGGGATAATTGTGGATTGTTCGAGGGGTCTTCTCGAATACATAAGATATAGGAATACACTTGTCGAGGTCGGTCATAATAGATAGTTGAATAGAGAGAAAGAGTTTGTTTTGTCATTCGAATAGTAAAGAAAGGGATATATACTAAAGAGAGAATAGAACAAAAAATTGAAAAACTTTAATCCCAATGTTTTGTGGATATCTCTTACCCTATCCTATCGAATGGAAAACCAAATTAAGACATTTCGTTTCAAGTTTGCGGAAAGCACGATTGAAAGGATGAAATCATTTGCGAGAATTCATTGTTATGATACGAGAGAAGATTTCAAGGAGGCGTGGAAGGAATGGAAGGAGGAACATATGGATACGATCCGTAAAGAGGAGAAACGCCATGAGGAGATGGGATATCAGGCTATCCAATGTATCGAGGACAAGATGTATAAGAGTATTCGCTATTATTATGTAAAACAATATCGGAGAGAACGAGGAATGGATACGAAAGAAGAAACATCCTTGTGGAAGAAGAGAAATGAAAAATCCCTCTCGGATCCATCTTCTCGAAGAAAGTATATTCCCCTTACTAAGAAAATTCGATTAATGATGGATTATTATATTCAGCAATGTATTGAGAATGATTCGTATAAACCCTCCAAGGATTATGAACGTTTCTATAAAGATCCTTTAATTCAGCAACATCTGACGAAGGAAGTGAATACGATACGAGAGAAGTATACATTGAACGAGGAAGATATTCGAGAGAAAATAAAGAAGACGTATAAAAATCGGTATTATATGATCCGGACGAAATATATTGTGGATTGAGCGACCCTATTGGAAAATGAATGGTTGAAATTCGTTATCCTCCACACGCCAAACTCGTTTTCTCTCTTCACAACCCCTGACAAATATATTCTTGAATTCGGTTTTTGAGAATGGTAAATTCCTTTCGGTGGTCGATAACATGATAGGAAGGTTGAAGAATTTCAAAGAGGAGTTGTTTGATTTCTCTATAAAAGGGGGTTACATTGTAATACAGCACACTATTATACTCTTCATTAAATCGTTTATGTAATATTTCTGCGTGATCTTTCTTGTATTCGAAAATCATCGTATTGATACGAGAACACATTGAAATGTATGTGATACATAAACTATATAAATCCCATTTTTTATAATTCTCGAGGAGTTTCTCAATCACTACTTCTTCGGCATTTCTTCTCTCCCCATCATTATCCATATCCTTCTCTCTTTCTTTATGACATAGAATGGATTGATACAATTGCTGAAACCCAGTCTTCGGAACATGAATTCCTTCTTCCTTGACACTCTTATACAAAGAACAATAATAGGTAATCAAGTTCTCTCGATAGGTCTCAATTTCTTTACTACTAAAGAAAGGGAAAAGCACTTTCTTTTTTGCGTGATGAAGATAGGTATCCACGAATTGGGTAATATACGCGTCATCGAATTCAACCAGTGTTCGTTGCTCATCATGAAGAATGAGATTAATGAGATGAATATCCGGTGACCAGATGAAATACGATGGTTTATATACGAAGAAATAGTCCATATACGTATCCGCATTCAAGTTTTCTCGACGAAGAGAAAGACCGAAATCAATCAAGATAGGAACCGTCAATTCTTCGTTGTATAAGATATTCTGTTCCTTGAGATCATGGTGAATAATTCCGTGGTCTAATAAGAGAGAAATGGAATCAAGAAGATGAGAGAAACCGTCCATAAAGAGAATAATGAAATCATTTCGAAGTTGATTAAGGGGGTAGGTGGCAATAAAGGCGTCGTTAATTTCCGTCTCGGCATAAATATGTTGTAATCCATATTGAATACGAGGATTATTCCGCCATTTCATACGCGTCTCTTCTTCCTCGGATTGGTAACGTTGAACTAAGATCACACTGTATAAGAGACGACATATATGTTGATGAAATTCATTCGATCCCACATATGGTATCATCATATACACATACTCCTCACAAAATCCCTTTTCTTTCTCGTCCCATAAGATCCGTTCTACNTCTTTGAATTCTTCTCTTGTACCCATCTCTCGAAGCACGGACACATCTACTCTTGTGTCCATTACAATAGGACTGAAATGGTAGGTATAATTCTTTATTTCTCGAATAATTTTCGAGATTGCAATCTCATTGTCCGAACTACATGATGGTGTTTGGAGTTTCGTCACATACGAAAGGTCATCAATCTCATTCCCTTTCGTATCAATTGCGGGATGAAAAATCAAGGAGTATCCCCCTGTTGCTATTTTCTTCTTGTTGGGAAGCATATATATTATATGACTACATATACTTCTAAATATTATTTCGTCATCATTCTATGATCGAGATAGTGATACACATCAGATAAACTCTGACTTGCGTTGAAAATCTTCTTCTTCACCCATCCAGGAAGTTTATCATCTTTTCGAATACACTTCTCTAATTTCCCCGAATACTTGTGGATCTTGTGTAATTCCGCCTTGACAATTCGAGAACTGGGAACCTTACTATACGAAAAATCGCGGGATTTGCGGGTTTTACTAGCGGAAGAGGAACGACGACTGCTACGTTGTGTTTTGGAAGGCATCTATATCATAGGAATATAAAATAAAATTGAACGGACTTAAAAACAATTTATTGATTTTAAATATAAAGACCTTTATATTCAAAAAATGGTAAAGAATACAAAAGGTGGAAGCAAACATAAGAAGATGGCGCGTAAGATGTTGAAGGAGGATGAGACGCAACAAGCGACACGGTATGCGAACGAGGCGGAGGAAAATGAGATGTATGCGGTAGTGATAAAGATGTATGGGAATGGAATGTGTGGTGTTCGATGTAATGATGGGAAGGAGCGGTTATGTATTATTCGGAATAAGTTTCGAGGACGGAATAAGAAGAGTAATATGATTGGTTTGGATACAGTGGTCTTGGTGGGTATTCGAGATTGGGAAGTAGTTCATACGGATACAAGAAAGAAGAAGAATAAATGTGATTTACTCGAGGTCTATACGGATCAAGATGTTCATCGATTGAAGAAACTTCCCGCTTTCACCCTCTTTCAAAATCCGAAGACGGATGATTATGACGGGATTGATTTCGTGGATACGGACGCAAGTGGTAATGATCTTCTTTCGTTGGAAGCAGTGGCAATGAAGAATGTAATGTCGTTGTCAATGGATGAATTGTGAAAATAAGTTATTTGAAAAAATTAATATAAAGATAATTCTCCCTATGTATATGTCCGCGTAGCACAATCGGCAAGTGCGTGAGACTTCTAATCTCAAGGTTGCGGGTTCAAGTCCCGTCGCGGACTGTTGTTTATACGTTTGTATATAAAAAAACAAATATCTTTTTTTATATATGGAAGAAAAAGTTGAAGTAGGTGATATTTCATTGAATATGGTGGAATTAAAAGAGGATGAAGATACTTTTATTTCTCATAACGAGAATATGAAATCTATTATTGAATTACATATGTTTTATAATCAGATGATGAATGATAAACAAGAAGAGAAGGATGAGAACAATGATGTATATGTGGAGGAGTTTGTGGATCGATATAAGTCCAATCTTTCGACCCATATGTTTTCCGTGAAAAAGTTCTCTCCGGAAAACAATCGTAATCGTGTACGAACACTGTTTATGAATTATGTTTCGGACATTATTTTCGTCGAGTATAAAAATTATGAGAAAGAGAAGGAAAAGAAGAGTAAAACACCATATCAATTTGAATTTACACAAGATGACCTCTTTTTCCTCATTACATTAACAGTGAATATCATTGAGGAAGTAAGTGTGATTGTGAATCATTATACGAAATATGGAAACGACGAATCAATCACAACCTATCCTTTCTTATTGGAATACATAAAACAACAGAAAGAGAATGAAAACATTGTTCTCTCTCTATCTCCTAAGAAGTATTTAGACGAAAACATTGTTGAAATTGCTAATGCGTTCCATAAGATTATGGAATTGAAAGGAGAAAATAAACAAAAAGTCGTTCTTTCTCTCTTGAAGAAAACCATTCTTCATATCTATCGGGAGTTTTACGGCGAAGTCATCCACGAAATCCAGTCTATTGAACTCTCGTATTATATGGATCTCCTTCAAAATGGTGTAGTTGCCAATATCATTGATACGATGGTGAATGTTTCCAAGGGGAATGTGTATTTAAATACTATGAATGATTTCGTTACTTATACGAGAGAAATGCTTCAACGGAAGAAGAAGGGATGCATGAAGAAATCGTGTTGTATTCAATAATAAAATTGAATTAAAAAACTCTTTCTATATTGGTAGTATCTCTAAAGAAATGAACGTTACAAAGAAGGATTGGAAATATATTGAGAAGTCGGTGTATGCATCGTTTCATTCCACGATGATGATGAAGCATGGGTGTGTCGTCGTCGAGGGAAATAAGGTACTTGCTACTGGATGTAATCATTCTCGAACCAAGTTTCGCGACGATTTTATAGGAACCTCATGTAGTTGTCACGCGGAAATGGATGCTCTTCGTCGTGCCCTTCGCATTAAGTTGAAGGGTTTATCCACCAAGAAACGCAAACGACGAGGGTCGTGTTTTAAACGAGGGTATTCATTCAAGGAACGATTTCATTCATCGAAAGAATAGTGAATGTATGAGTTCTTCATGGACGTTGTATGTGGTTCGNGTGAATGGTATGGGAGACTTTGTGAATTCCTCGCCATGTATGGATTGTACGCGAATTCTACGGATGTATAATGTAAAAAATATTGTGTATAGCGACGAATACGGTAACATTCAAAAGATGCGATTTAAGGATTATATCCCGAAATCTGTCTCGATTGGTCGTAAGTATATTGATGCTGGGTTCTCGTTAGATCCTAAGAAAAAGGTGATGTATTCCACACAATTAACGGAAACCACACGGACGTCCTAGATCATCGGGAATATCATTATTACAATTACTCTTTTTTATTTTAATATACTCCGAAGAAGACTTGAATCCTATATCTTTGGTAATGAAACACGTCTTTCGATGTCGGATACTCATCGGTGCATTGGGTACGCGATTAATACATGACTGAACGCGTTCATTTGTCGGAGGAGTACTATTTTCAAAGACGCACCGCTTGATTCGCTCCGTCCTCGAAGAGGAATTTCGATTGGCATACTGGGTAAAGTTCTTCGACGCTACTTCGACACTTGAGAAACAACGCTTCAAACGGTTTAATCTGTAATTTGTAGAGGGTGTTACAGTGACATTATTTATTGATCCACTAGAATTAAATCGTTGAGTATAAAACTTCTTTCGTAACATTTGTCTTATACTATGTAGAGAGTTTTTTTTTACATATTTGGTTTTATATAATCTTCTGTATAAGGATAACATTTCCACAAGGTCGGAATTTGGTGTTCTTTTGTATGGACGATCGTGAAATGTCGTCCCTCTTCTAACTCCTTCTTGAGATGTGGTGCTTTACCTTTCTTGTGGAAGTGTTCGACATGGATAATACATAAATAACTGTCGTTATTATGATTGTATCGCAGTTCGACATTACGAATACTTCCTAAATTCAACTTTTCGAAGACGGTATACACGTCTCTCTTCTTGATACAACAAGATACACGGGGGATACAAATAAGCATTTGAAAAGATGACTACCAAAGACGTTGTTTTTTCGGTTCAATTTTATTCGTTTTTCAACGGTGAGAAACGCATAAATAAGAGTGAGTATCCATGTGTATACCTACTTTACATAAATTTCTTACGTACCTTTAAGTCACATACTTACGCTTTGTTATTAAACTCTTACGTAGTTGTTTGACTTCTCTTCATCGCGGTATTGCTCCAAGTGGGTCTTCGGTTTTTCTACCTGTTACATCTTTTTAAAGTGTTACATCTGTTTTCTTTATCCTGTATTCACTTTCGTTTTAAATACTTACTAGACGCTGTTAGAAAACAATTCTTTCCTTTCCCTTTTCGTGTTTTATTCCAATCCGTTCATCCCCATAATACAATATTAATCTATCTTTAAGTTTATTTTTCCTAATTATATTAAACGAGAAATATATGTTGGATACTTCGTGGATGCAGGAATACAATAAATATCAGTCCTTTTACAAGGAAGATGTAGAGAATATCCATATTTATTATATTTATATCGATCAAGAGAATTCCATTTGTTATACCACCCAAGAACAGAGAGAAATAGCGGATCATACCTTGAAAAAGGAGGAACTACTCTTTATGATACGAGAGAAATTGGTTCATCACCATCGTCGGTATCGCCTTCATTCCATTCTTCAATTCAATATTGATCTTAATCATCAAGATGTTGTCGAACATAAATACAAGGAGAAAATACAAGCACGGAAGGTGGAAAGTATTCAAGATATTCGATGGGAACCCTCTATTAATTTCTTTATGGATATGAATTCTCTCTACATCTTCTTTCATCAACCAAGAGAGAAGAGAGAACGAAAACAAATATGTATTTCTACCAAAAAACAGAGGAAACATCGTGGAAAACAAACACGGAAACAATATTTTAATTTAGTATAAAGAGAAAGCTTGTCACTCGTATATACGTTGGATTATTCACACACATTATGGAAGAACAAATCATTGCCTTCTACAGACAATTAGTACGACCTAAAGAGAGAACGATGGCACATTTCAAGGAAAAGGTTTCTTCGAATACATCCATGGAAGACACCTTGAATACCCTTCTCTCTACTTTGAAGAAGGATTATTCGAACGAGAAAAACCTCTTCTATGTAACTTTGTTGTATAAACTGATGGCCTATACGAGAGACATTCACTATGGTATGGGAGAACGATGGATGACCTACGTTCAACTCTATACTTGGTTTAAATACTTTCCCGAACTGGCGAAGTATATGATCTTGCGGATGGTCTATTACACGGAGGACTTTTCCTATGATGATTTCACGTATGGAATTCGAGATGTGGTCTATAACGATAACTTCTCCTCTGAAAACGCATTCGGTTCGTGGAGAGATATGAAAGAATTATGTCATTTTTGTGTTTCGAGAGATACAGAAACAGCTCGTTCTCTCTTCGAGTTTGTCGTTCAATTGATGGGGAACCAACTCTTTCTAGATCACGCAAACCGAAAAGAAGGGAAGCGTGTCTCCATGGTGGCAAAATGGTTTCCACGAGAGAACAAGGCTAATCGGCTCGTTCATAGACGTATGTTGGAAGTGTTGTTTCCGTGTCTTCTCTTTGAACCCTATTCAAAATCAATGTATTCGAGAAAAGCACGACAACTTCGAAAGATTGTTGCAGCCTTGAATATATACTTGGATACGGTGGAAATCAAGATGTGCAAGCGAGATTGGTGCGAAATTGCGTGGAATAAAATCCCAATTCATGCTTTGTATAAATATAAAGATCGGTTTCTAAAACCGGATTTACAATCCACCTTCCAACGTGGTCTTCATTCTAAGAATGTATCGAGGGGTTCGACCATTGACCTTTATCGACTGGTGAAAGACGCGATTCAATACAAGGATAATGTGGATGTATGTTGTCTCATCCAACATGAATGGGAGGTGAAGAAGCGACAACTACTACGAGAGAAAAAGTCTATGCGTTCTCTCTTACCTCTATTAGATGTTTCGTATTCGATGTCAGTGGAAAATAATGTTCCCCTGTATTCGGCACTTGGAATTGCGATTGCTGCCTCGGAAATGAAACACGAATTCAAGGATCGTATTGTCACCTTTTCGAATACGTGGAATTGGGTGAATTTATCCTCTTGTTCCTCATTTGTCGAGAAAGTAAATTTCATTGTGGACTATATTCATCATGGTGGTCATTCTTGTTTTGACTCTGTATTTGAACGTTTGGTAAAGTTAGTTCATCAAGATATACCCGAGAAGTCACCACCTTTTGACCTTCTTCTTCTCTCAGATATGTCCTTTTCCTCGAAAGAGAAGTCGATTTATACGAAGATGAAAGAAACAATCAAGGATGTCTATGGAGAGAAAAAAATACCCTTTTCACGTTTTATCTTTTGGACGATGCGTAACAATGAAACTTTACCATGCAAGTATTTCGATCAAGATACTATTCTCGTAAGTGGTTACCACTTGTCCCCTCTTAGTAATTTATTTCATCGAGAGAATACGGAACACATTGAAACCCCTTATACAACCTTGATTGAAATGCTGAATAAAGAAAGGTATGTATCCTTGGAAAAAAGGGTAGTTTTACATTCTATTTTTCATACTTGATTGGGGGATACTTCCTCTGCTGGATTGGGTTCGCCATGAATGATTTCTACTTGTTGGTCTTGATGACCCACACGACGTAACCAGCGAATCGTACATACATTACAAAGGATTATGAAGAAGGCAAAACACACAAAGAATATGGTATCATAGTCTTTGTGTCTCATTTTGGGGGTGTAATACTCCTATTCACTTCTCCTTTATTTCTTTCAATTTTCCGATAAAATTGATTGAAGAATAGAGAAATCAAGAGAGAATATACTCTTTCCTACTTTACCAAACAATGTCGATTTTATTTCGCGCTACTATCCCCGAACTTTATATTGGAAATCATGATTTAAATACTCGATTTGAATACAAATCACCAGAGCAAATACAATCCCTCTTTCGATTTCCGGAATATACATATGAACGATTTATTGAACGATATAATACACTATATTTACCTTATGCAACACTGTCAAATGGGTTTGATAGTTTGTTTATGAAACGACAATTATGGATTCGGTTCCTTATCTTCGCTGGACGACTGGATGAAATGATGCAGTTCTTGGAAGAATACCGAAATGAATATACTTCTCTCAATAATGAAGATGAATTTTACGCCTTTATGAATTATTCCATGGCGCGGGATTTTAATATGAACGGCGAGTCCATTCTTCATACCTATATTCGGTCGAATAATATCGCACATTCGATGAATATTGGTCGTCAGTTGATTCAATGGACGCGACTTGATATTTATGATAATGATTATACTCGATGCTACGAGAATATTCACAATCAATTATGGTATAATCCGTTTACACAATTCTGTAGTCCGGATAATTCCTCCATCTTCTTTAGCCGAGATCCATCGGTTCTCTATGTAAAAAATGCTGCTTATCACTCGATTGATATTGTTGTAGAAATCATCCAAGAATTATCGATGGTTCATAATACAGTTTCGATGACAACACCGAATTCTATTCCACCTCCTCCTCCACCTCCACGACTTAGACGAGAGAATGCAATTACGCCGCGAAACTTATTCTCGAGTTTTAATTCATAATAACGTACAATAGGAGGAATGACGAGGATGTTTTATAAAGGTGACGTCCACAATTTCTCTTTCCTCGTCATCGTTATCGTGATGGACGTCCACCTTTTTTGTATAGGATTTCGTTGAAGACCAAGGGAAGAAGAGAGAAGAGAGAAAGGAATGTTGTGTCTCTCTAGATGTATCGTGCTGATAGAGAAAAGTATTTTTTTCATGATTTGATCCGAGGATAAAAAGAGTAAATCCAGATTGAATGTTCCGCAATTGGCATCATAAACTGAATGCTCGTAGTATTCGAGGTTATATTTCTTTTTGATGGTCTTGATTTCAGAGTAGAGGACTTGACAATTGTTTTCAAAGGAGTAGTGGAGAGAACGACCGTGATAGAGGTCGGGATACGCAAGATCACGTTTGGTTCCAATCAGGAATATGGGGATGGGAAGACGCATTTCTTGGGACTGTGTAAATTCCTCAAGTAATTCGATTGCTTTTGTAAAGGTGGAGCGCTGTGTTAAATCGAACATCACTAAAAGTCCTTCACACGCTTGATAATAGTTGCGTCGAATGGTGGAAAAGCGATCATGTCCCGAAGTATCCCAAACGTGTAATTTCATTTTATGAAGAGTATATTCTTCCTTATCATAAAAGGTATAGAGGAGAGAACGGAAATCTACACCTACGGTGGATATGTAGGTATTCAAGCAAGGTATTTCGCGGGATTGGATACTCTGAATAAAAACCGATTTTCCTACCTTTGAAGACCCCATTACAAGGAGTGAGAACGTTCTCTCTTCAGTGCCTTCGTCTAGAGTTTCCTCATCAATAAATTCCAACATTCTTTCTGTATATTAAAGAGAGAGACAAAGAAGTGGGATATTTTACACCGATTCCTTTTCTTCTTCCATTGGTTGTCCTAATCTTGTCACAAGTTGATGGATTTGTTGTGCGGGTTGTTGTAATTGTCTGATTTCGTCCTCTAGTTGTTGGACTCGTTGGCTCATTTGTTGAATAGCATTTTCACGACGCTGTAACTTGTCACTGTAATAGCGATTACATTCCTCCTCACAACCTTCTTTCATTTCTTGTCGTTTTCTCTCCACTGCCTCATTCTTCTCTCTTTCCTTCTCTTGAATCAAACGCTGAATTTCTTGTTGTGCTTGAAGTTGGAGGTTTTCCTTCTCTTGTTGGAGTTGTTGAAGTTGTTGTTCTCCACGCTGTTGTATTTGTTGTAATTCATTCGCAATTTGAATATGTTGTTGTTTAAAATTTTCTTTTTGTTCCAGTGCTTCTAATCGTTCCGTTTCTTTAGCAACTAATTGTTGTCGTAATTCACGTAGTTGTCCCTCTAATTCTCTCGCACGCTCATTTCTTACGGGGGCGACCACTGGTGCTCTTGTTGCTTCTCGTGTTGGTTGGGCGGTAACAAACTCATCTCTTTCTTCACTTTGAGTTAGATTTCTACGCCACCATCCTTGAATATCCGATGTCATCCTCCGTAAGAATTCATTATCTACAACTATTCTTGGATATTGTGTGATGACTTCCGACCAGAACAATTTCATACAAGGCCACTGTAGATGTTGATACCCTTGTTTTTTACGGACTACATCACAGTATTGAACGGTCTTTTTCACAATGGTATTCACGGTTTGAATGGTGACATCTTCCGGTCTTTCTACCCGTAATTCAGGAACGGGGGTAACATCTCCGAAATCGATTAATTTGACGTCCTTTACTCCACGTGCCTCTCTATCATAATTTATCATAATGTTTTGATGATGTGCGTCACCGTGGATGTATCCGAGCATACCTAGTAGGATGTGTGCCTTGCGATACACGTGTTTCTTTAATTCGTATACTCTTTTCGCATCCTCATAGAGGGCGCGGTTTCTAAATGTTTCTCTCTTGGGTAGGGTAGAAATACCGCTTCCTTCCACACGTTTCATCATATACAGACCTACTCTTTTCCCTTGGACTTGTATGTTTCGGGGTAATCCCAAATGGTCACGAATAGATATCACTCGTGGTTGTGTGAATTTGCTATAAAATTGTCTAAACAAGTCTTGATCCCGACTATCTTGAATTTTACTTAATAGCTTCTCGATGATTTTAACATCTTGACGCTGATTTAAATTCAGGACTAAAAATCCGTCCTTCATTACATCTGGAACAATAGAGATACCGTATTTTCTCAATGATTTCTCATAGATGTCTCGATGTGTTTGCGCCTCCTTCACAAAATCTTCCGTATTCACGGTCTGTTTTATGGTTCGCACCCCTCTTTCAGCACCGACTATTCTCTCCCCAAATCCAAACCGTTGGCGGTCTTCGATGAACCCCATCTTGATAATATATTCTTTGTTATCCTTTCCAAGACTGTCCCTATGGAAGGGTTGAACTCCCTCGTTTAATTTCAGTTTAAACATTAGACCATACAAACTTCCATAAGAAATAAGGTTTACCTTAGAATTTGAGATGACCTTCTCGAATACACTTCTAGTTGGGTCTCCACGGATAACGGTTGCTGGTGTTAATCCGCCTTGCTGCCGATGTTGGTGTGTTCTCCGCCTGCCTCGTGTTGTCCTACGTCTGTTCCCTTGTGTCATTCTCCTATGACTATTTCCTGTATTGCGACGTCTTCTAGTTCTTGGTGGCATTATATATATTATCTATATTTTATAAAACAATAATAAAGATATTTCCTTTGTTCTTAGTAACGAGATGAAGATTACTGCTAAATTAAATAATGGAGACTATTTCTCCTTTACTTTTCTCCAGTATATGAAATTGCCACCGAACACATACTGGAAAACCCCCTTCTTGAATTTCCTTGCCTCCTTAGAAGGGGATCTGTATTCTGTCTATTGCTTGAGAAACAATGCCGCCTCTAAACTGGAAACCATTCAGAATAACAATGAACGTATTGATAAAACAAGCAGAAATTATAATAAAAAACATATGAATTCTAAACAACACGCGTATAATATCCATTCCTTGGAAGAGTTGTCGATAGTAAAAGATAGTCATTTGTATAACGATAAAGAACACCATTTCGGGGAATTGATAGAGCGATTGAAGGAGGAACGAAAATATAATTTCCTCGATCATCCCCATTGTATTCATTCCATGAGTGATAGTTTCCAAATCGATACGATGGATACATATGGGGTGCTCGACTATATGGAACAATTTACTGCGAATGAATTGTATATCAAGGATCACCATCGAGTGATGATATGGCGGAAACTCCACCTTCCAACGCTTAAACACTTGATACAACGGCTTATTACTCAGATGGAGACGGTCATGGGGGTCTCGATGGAAACACACTTGGGAATGAAGGTCGGTGCGAAGGATTTCGTGAACCCACATAAAGTGGATGAGATGGTGACCCAACTCCATAAGTATTTCCACTTGGAGACGGTAGTGAGTAGTGTAGTGGTGGAACAATCGAAGTATATGGAATGGAAGGAAAGTATTCTCTTTTTGGTGATGGTGTATAAAGCGTTACTGGTGACGAAACAACCCTCGGTCGCTTGTATTTTCACTTATAATAAATGAACGTATTGATAATTCTCTTTGACCATCCTATCATAGAAATAGAAATANGCGTTTTTATAGGGTGTATCCCGTTCATATAATTCATACATACATTTCCGCGAATACATTCCCGACTTGAGTCCATTGATACGATGAATGAAGGGAATGGGTTCGAAGCTGCGAATGAGTGTGTCGTCGCCTCGTTGAATCGAGTAGAGGATTTGGTTCTCTCTTAATTTGGGATATTTTAATTGATATGGAAAATAAAAATTAGTGATTGGTATTTTATCCTTGAAAAAAATCATAGATTTCATTCTCTCTTTTATACTTCTATTTTTGAATTGATTTTAATTACATTCATTCATAAACATATAATAAATGAATGTAGTGAATAACAGATAATATTTTTGAAACACTGTATTCGGAATGTGTGTGATCCCATGTCCCCGCTTGGCGTGTGTTTTTCCTTTGAATAAACAAAACTCAATGATGTGGAGGATGTCGTATAAACAATGATGTTCGGCAAGGATGGTCTCGCGAGAAATACGTTTTCTGCTGTGATAATGGAACCGATTATAATTCCCATCTGTATAAATGGAATACTTTTTCTCGTAATCCGTCTTATTCACCACATAACTTACTCCCATAATTTCATTTGTTGTATTATTCAATTCAAAGACAAAGAGATGACTTCGAAGAGGAATGGTATCCTTGATTTCTACTGGGACATTGTAGATCACATGCTCCAGTTTTTTTCTCTCGTGATAATGAGTGAATTCATCCCACGATTGCTCGTTAAAACGCGTACACATGACATGGTATCGTTTATTTTTAAAGATGAAAACTGGTGCTTTATGTGATATATAGAGATTAATATCCTTGATGGTGGGTTGGAAATACCATATGTCATCGTTCTCTCGAGGTGGAGTATCTGTTCTCTCTTGTGTGGTTTCTAAATAGAGGAGGAAACGATAGTATTCGATTTCGCGACGTTCCTTGTTCCAATGCTGGAATACTGCGGGGTAATTCACGTAATTTTGGGAGGGTTTCCAGATGGTCTCTGGTTTAAATTTCTTTCTTACAAATGTTTCTTCCATATTTAATAACTTTTTGAAGACGGATTTTATTTTCAATTTTTTATGTTTTTATTGCGGGATTATTATATGTTGAACTATTATAGATGAAGTGGAAGTCCGTCATTATTAAAGATGAAGTGCAAAGGCAGTCAAGTATAGATAAGATTTATTCTTCCCCTTACTTGAATACCACGGATCCCCTTGAGGAGAAGAATATGTTGAAATTGAAGACCCATTCGACCTTCCAAACGCGAGAGAAAAGAGAGAAAGAGGATACAGAACATTATTATAGTTTTTATAAACAAGAGAGAAAAGAGGCTACTATTGCGAAGGAGGAGGGGGTAGAGGAAGAAAAGAAAACGATGGGGTTAGAAGATCCTCTTTTTCAGAAAAAGTATGGGAACTTAAACCAGTATTCAGGTATTGATTTTATCGAGAAAATCCACGAAGGACATTACAATATTATTATCAATATTAAAAAACTAGCACAACGGATGTGTCCTATCTTTTATTTTCATGACAAGGAAAAGTATAAACCTATGGATGTGGGGGATTATATTCAACAATGTATTTTGAGACATGAGAAGAATGATATTTACGAGAATGAGAAATACCGTATTCTAAAGGATTACCCTGTCACTGTGGATGATTTGAAAAAGAATTATAAAGTGATTGTCGATTCAATGAAGAACAAGGTGGATCATATTATGGATATGAATTCGTATGTTATTCAAGAGAAGAACGGGATGTTGGATAAACATTTCTACATTACACCGAAATACGAGGAGACCTATTTGGGTGCGACGGTGGATGAGATGACCCCTTATTATAATTCTAAGGTTCCCCTTTATTGTCACGTGGTTGAATTGGATAAAGAATACCGTCTCTTGTATTCTGTCTTCTTCCCGTATCACACGGGGTATAAAGGATTTCGGCGTTGTTCTTCCTATGAAGGACAGTGGTCGTATGTCTCTTTCTATTTCCACAAGGAGAGTTTAACCATGTCGCGGGCATATTATCGAGGGTATAATGACCGAACGAGTTATTGGGTCGCACCGATTGACATTCAGTATGAGAAGGGGCGTCCGATTGTGTATATTTCCAAGGGGACACATTATTGTTACCCTTATCCGAAGAATTACCGGCATTATTCAATTTTCTCTCCTTTTAGGCGGAAGAAGGATTACTGTCGAAAGGGTATCCGATGGTTTCCTAATGTGAAATTAATGGTGATTAATAACAAGCAGAAGGAGGAAGAGGTGGAATTGACGAAGACGATTAGTCCGACCATTCAACAAGAAGATGTGATTTCGCATAACAATCAAGTGATTGAGAAGAATATGAAGATACGATTTCGGGGGGATGAAGGGGAGCGGAAGGTGGAAGTTGTTGAAAATACGCCAAACTCTGAAAATACGCCAAAAGTGAGCGTCGGGGAGGAAAAGGCGGGAGAAGCAGATATCCAAACCTCGGAGGCGATCACGATGGAGGATATGGTAGATTATACGGAGTGGTTGTATTTCAAGGGTCGCTTCGGGCGCGGAGGTGGATACAGTCCGTATTATGAGCCATGGTTTAATATCGATGATCCGAGGAAAGGTGTTTATTTATCGGATTTATCATCGTACCCTTCTTAAGTGGATAGGCGGAATATATCATATTTGGTGTATGCTGGATAATAATTCTCGATATACTCAATCTCTTGAGAATTCAAGTGGAAGAGAGAATAGAAGAAGGTATTCGGGGGTGGTTGTGATACATTGTGATTTCTCTCTTGAATGTACGTTTGAACCGATTTCATTTTTGTGATATCTGGAATAAAGTGGAAGAAATATTTTTCCAAATATCGCATCCTATACCGTGTCGTATCCATTAAAAAGAAGAGCAGTTTGCTATTGAAATAATGGATCAAGAGCTGGAATTCGCTATCAGTATAATCTCCACAAAGAACATAGTTATCGCGATTGGAAATACCATAAGTTCCATTTCGATCATAATACGCAAATCCATACATCTTATGGGCGAGGACAATTTTTCTCTCTCCACTATACTTCAATTCTTTATTAGAATATTCAATCAAGAGAGAAGTTCGTTTTCGTGGTTCTCCTTCTCTCACATAGGGTTCTAAAACACAAGAACGAATGTTTGGATAGGGATGTGTTTCTGAATTTGCTTCAAGAGAAAGAGATATATTCTTAGGTGGCATATTCGTTTTTACAATGGTTGAAAATGTTCCATATCTCTTAAGGAAGGAAGATAGACGATGAAGAATGGAGGGGTAATTCATTGGGATGGGATNAGANANNGNNAAAGTATGTGTGATATATTCTTGGTAGATACTATCATAGAGAGAAAGGGAACGCTTGGATGTATTTGTGTGATAGCGTGTTTTTTGTAATACGAAGAAACATGTGGGTGTTTGAGCGTTATATCCGAATAGACGATGGGTTTCCGTTGTGGAATAGGTTTTCAAGTAGTGGATTTTGTATTGATTGAGGAGTTCATAAGTCTTTGACTTGTCCGGTTTTAACCATAGTGTAGGAAGGAAAAGAACTAAATACCCGTCCTTATATAAGAGAGAAAGACTTTTTCGAACGAATTCTTTCCAGATCGCGCGTCCATCATTCTTCTTTGGAAGGGATTTATTTGTGGGGACTTTAAATGTTCCACCACTGTTATAGGGTGGATTACCTACGATCACATGGAATTTACCGGTGGGATTCGTAGGGAATGTCAGATTATCAGAGAGAAAGTCGTAGCATTGGAGATTGGGAGTGGCACCTTCGTATTCTGTTTCGTTACGAATACTTACTTGGAGTTCGTGGATGTTTTCTTCTCGAATATCGTTGCCATAGATCCTAGTATGCCATATTTCTTTTTGGATCTCGAAAGTATCTGTTCTCTCTTGTTTGTCTTGAGAGAGAAGTTTGTTATATAAGACCTTGAGGAAATTTCCATTTCCACATGAGGTATCTAACCACTTATATTCTCTCTTTTGAAATAATTCTAGGGGGAGGAGAGACAACATTTCTTGGATGAGAGAAAAAGGAGTATATAGTTCTCCATGCTTGATCTTGTTTTCTTCATTAATAGTGACTTTATTTGACAGTGAAAAAATGGAAGGTGTAGTAGTAGTATTCATTTCGAAGGGATAGGGGTTCTTATCTTTTCTCTCGAGATTAATTTCGAGTTTGAAACACAATACGTTGGATTTTTATCTTATTCAGAATGAGAGACTCGTATTCTATGTCTTTTTATAAAAAATTGAAATTCTTTTTTATAAAACTTATTCTTCATATTCTTATACCTATTTACATCTTGTTATACTTTGTTTTCAGCGTTGAATAATGAATTCAGATAATTCCATTAATGAGAATCAGGTTCCTCAAACTAATACAAATATGATGGATATTATTACTCGAGAAAAAGAGTATGTTGCCTTTATGACTGCTATTGAGAATGAAGTTGGATGTGAACTTCCCTTTGAGATTGCTCTCTTCGATCATACTAATATTGAAAGAGGAATACAAGAACTAAATGCGGAGTTTTCAAAAGAGGAAATCATAATGATATGTGATCGTCGTATTCACGAATTGGAATCCATTCTTGGATATGTAGAACCTTCTCCTCCTCAATATACAGTGATTCGAAGACCATGCGGTCAATCGTATATCTCAATAAAAGATATTCTTTATCAATTAGGAACACATACTTATTACATCTATTTCGAGGATACATATGGAGATTATGAAATTAATCACATATTCCTCGAGAGAATTGAAAAGAATACAGATAGTCAATATACATTATGGTTTGGTTCCTAAAGGTGCTTGTGATGATGTTGGGTTACTATGGTTGTTTAAAGTTAAAGGCAATTTAATGTCTGGTTTTCGGTCTCTTACTAAACGTATTCCGGTGAAATGATGAATACACTTTTTTTCTTGGGCGTTTCGATATTGGGAATGAACTAGATGGTGATTGGTCGCCCATGATCCACCTTTGAGTATCATTCGGAAATAGAAAAAGGGGTAACTATACGTATCATAAATGGGGTCTATTTCGAACTTATCGAAGGGGTACATCGGTGTGGATGTCCAATACCAACAATTCCCGAAGAGATTTGTTACCCCCCATTGATTCGCTGAGTTTTCATCATAAAGATCCACGGGAACAACATCGTTGTAGGTGAAATCCATATTGGAATAGAGAGAACATAATTCTCCGTGATTTCCCCAAGGGTATTCTGTCGCACCACCATTCGTAGTTAAATATACGTATTCATCCTCTGTGGGAAGACGTGCGGAACGATAGGTGGCATACGCCTCGGCTTCATAATAACTTACATGAACGACTGGTTCATTTGGATGAAGGGGGTTCCACTCGTTGAAATGGCGACGATACCAGAGTTTTTCCGTCTCGTTATATTTCCAGAAATAAGGATGACTTCGTCGATGGGTCTCCACACGCCACTTCCAACCTTTAGCACTCCAATATTCTCTCTTGTCATATCCTCCGAATTCTACGAAGGAGACATATTCGTGGTTTAAGGTGGGTTGTTTCTGACATTCGAAATTGTGGACGCTTGTTTTATGTTTCGGCATCTCATTATCCCAAACAACTACGCGATCAGTGCGGTTTAGTCCAAGAGAGAAAGTTCCACCTTGGATGGGGATCCACGGGTTGTATAAGTGGATGTAGGGAGGAGGAGCGCGGACGGTGTGATGAAATTCGAGAATAGAGGTGTCGACTTGGTAAGGACAGGGAACTTCGAGGAGATGGAGTAGGAAGAGATAGACTTCGAGATGCATGATGTTGTGTAAATATCCGAGCATATACAAGTAACTGTGAAAAGGGGTGAGTTTTTCTTCTTGGTAGGTAGAGAGAAAATTGACTAAATGTTGATGAACTTTTTTGTAATAGCGGAGTTGTTTGGTGTAATTAATCATATTGGAGTCGCGGCGTTCTTCGGGGAGGTTATGGAGACTGTCGAACATTTCGGGTGTTCCTTGGTGGTTGTTGAGGAGAGAAGTTTCTTTTTGGTAGACATGGCGGAGGACATGGTGTTCGAAGAAGAGAGTAACGTGTCCGAGTTCGAAGAGAAGAGGGTGTGGCATTTGAGGTTTCATTTCCCAACCAGTGAGATCTTCGTTTTCGAGAGGTGAGAGGATAAGACGATTGAAGGCGTAGACATCTTTATACATTGTTTGGAGAGTGGTTTTATACATTCTTTGAGTGAGTTGTCGGAGTTTTCTCTCTTGATTGTTGTTTATGAAGGGAGAGAACATAGGTTGTATATATGATAGATGAAGAAACTTATGGAGAGATAATAGATATAGTTGAACCTATATATGTTGTGGAAATATACATTATGATAAGGAAAAAAGGGGAGTTGTATTTAATGATGTGAATGGTTTGGAATTGTTGAATAGGTTTTCAATTCTTGATTAAGAGAGAAAAACTTTGGATCCATGGATTTATCAATAGTTGTAAACTTTCTCTCTTGATTGTTTGTATAGAATGAAATTATTGAATAGGTTTTCAATTGTTGATTAAGAGAGAAAAACTTTGGATCCATGGATTTATCAA